AGTAACAAACTCAGGGCTATCATTGACGCATAGCACGCCACATGTAGCCCCGTTGTACTCAGATACTCTGACAAGCCTTAGTCTCATAATCCAGCAGTGACGGCCTCTAGGTTTTCAACTTTAGCTTCAAGCGCTTCAACTTTAGCGTTTAGCTCTTTAACTGCGTTAATCAAAGCAAACGTTATAGCGTGACCGTTATAATTTAGAATGTCAGTTTCCGCCTCATCGTCCTCATTTAGTTTAGCTCTGTAAGAACCAACACACTCAGGAAATATCGGCTGCAATTCTTGAGCTAGTATCGACACTCCACCAGGACCAGCAGGGATACCACCTTTCCCGTTATAGTCATACGTAATTGGATTTACCTGGCAGATTTCAGCAAGTCCTTTTGCGTATGGCTGCACATTAGTTTTAATGCGCTGATCAGATGTAATTGTCCATGTGTTGGTAGTTGGCTTTGCTGCCGAATCAGTTGATAGCGTAAGCTGATTACTTGGAGCTTCTGTTCCTATTCCAACTCTACCATCATTTCTAACGGCCAACACCGTTGCCGTAGAGCTTCTAGCACGAAAAGAAAAGTTAGAACTTGTAGAGTCCGAACCTTCAACTTCAAAACGAAAGGTTGACGTTGGAAAACGACCAACTGCAACGGAACCATCAGCACCAATACGCATCCTGCGCACAGGCACACCGAGAGTGCCTGCGACTGTTGTCATAAAATCTATTGCGCCAGGCGTTGAAGTAGCTGATGGAGTCCCGTCAACAAGAAAACGTATTGACGCACATTCATAAAAATCAGTTCCATTTGCAATAACGCAACGAACCATTCCAGATGTATCTCCGCTATTTGGAACAGTCATTGAACCTGCTGTAGTTCCACGACTGTGAGCGAGATGTAAAGCGGAACCTACTGAAGTGTTTGTTCTGCTAATACAATTTAGCGAAGAGTAAGTATTTGTGCCTTTTACTGTTAAAGCTGGACCGCCGTAAGCAGGAAATCCTTCTGGATCTGCATCACCTCCAATACCAATTCCAACAGCGCCGCTACTGCCAATCTCAACTCTTTGCACTCCATTAGTAGCAATACCAACTCTATCCGCACCAGGCGAATACATACCTGTATTAACATCATTACCAGCGCAGATAGCAGGAGCAGCAGCAGTACCAGCAGCAATGTTTGATGGCCTAAAACCTCCAAAGTTGAGGTTGTTAGTCATGCTGTTCTGACCGTCCTTAGCTAAGCAGTTGTTAATGCCAGCAGCAAAGTCATTATCCTGAGTATCGTGGCGAGTAGGTTCAATGGTAATGCCTAACGCCGCATCTCCAACCCAACCGCCTGTACCGTTATTGCCTTTAGTGTAGGTTCCACCTGACCAAGCCATTTTACTCTCCTAATTTGTTGTAAGCTTTTTGTACTTTAGCAGCGTATTGCTTTGCCTCTTTCGGTACCTTCAAAACAGTTGCGTACCTAATCACGTTTTCGTAAGTCGGCTTTATATCTTTCGACTTAAGCCACTTTAGAGATTTACTTACGTTGCCTTCTCCCCAGTTGTACGCCATTAAAGCAAGTCGATAGTCTTTAAATCTATCGGTAAGCTTCTCTCTGTACGCCTTACCGGCTTTAATATTGTCGTCAAGATTAAACGGATTAATTTTAAAAGCCTGAGCAGTTTTAGGCATAATCTGCATAGCGCCAATAGCGCCAGCCTTGCTTATTACTGCCTGATTAAAATTGCTCTCCACGGCAATTTGAGCACGAGTAAGCCTATCATGTTTGCTTGCAGCCTTTTCCACGTCAGCAGGCGTGTAATGCTTAGCAAGAATTTCTTTCTGCTTAGCACGACTCATTGCGTAGCCTTTAGCTACTTTTGCTAGTTTGTCATCAGAAAGCACAGGGAATGCAGATTTCTTTTTGGGCTCTTCGCTAGCTGCAGATGTTACTAAGGCATTAGCAACCTTCTCTATAGTTGATGGCGTTCTCTTAGGCTCAGCTTCTGATGCTGGTGCCTTTGCAGTATACTGCTCAGCTTCTTTTAGCAAGTCTTCAAAGCCTATCGGCGTAGGAGTAGCAGCAGGAGTAGGCGTAGCTTTCTGCTCTTTCTTTCCGCCATAAGTATCAGCGGCCTCACCAGCTAAAGCAGCACCTAGCGTGGTAGCTCCTCTTGTGGTTGCCTTACCTTTACCAGTAGTACTCAAAGCAGAAATTATTCCAGACTTTGGAGCAGCTTGTAACGCATCTCTAGATGCAAATGCTTGAAGCATTCTTTCTGGACTGCGTAGCGCACTTACTAAAGTCTCATTAAGCAACTGAGCATTGCGTGACATTACAGCACCAGAGCGAAAACCTGCTGCAGCTAGTAAACCTGCGGCTCCTGCTGTAGCTCCAACGCTTATTGGAGAGCCTCCGAAGCCACCATATAAACCAGCTCCGACTAGACCAAGGCCTCCAGTGGCCATAAGGCCCTTGCTTAAACCTTGACGAAGCTTATCTCGAGCAAATTGTCTCAGTGCAGCATCAAATGCCTTTCTTCCAGCCCCAGCAGCTTTTGGATTATTTGTAGCAGCAATAGCAGCGTACTCAGATATGTCACTCTGTTTAAGCAGCGCCTCCGTATAGCTTGGGAGCATCTCTTTTGCTTCTTTAGCTCTAGTAAGGAAAGCTTCTACGTTATCAAGTGTAGCTCGTGCTAGCTCGTATGTTTTTTTAAGCTGCGGAGCAACAGGAGAGTTTTCGACCAGCTTTTTTAAATCGTCTAAAGCTTTCGCTTTTGCTTTAATCTGAGCGCCTATTGTCTTCTCATCAACGCCAGCCTCTCTAAACCTTTGGAACGCGATTGCTAGCTGCTCTTTAAATAACTTTGGATTGCCGCCAGTCTGCTTAGTCCACTTCTTCCAAGCAGAAACATTAGCAGTAATGTGAGCGTTGAGATTTTCAGGAGAGATAATGTCTGGATCCCTTGTCGTAGCAAATTGCTTTGAATGGAAAGTATCGATGTAGTCATCCCAGAACTTATTAGCCTCACCAAACTTATCAGCTATTCTAGGATCTGTTTTGATAAAATCGTGGACCTCTCTAGCAAGTTGATTAGCAAGTCTAGCCTGCTCTGGATTACGCTCTGCTAAATCTCTACCAGCAGCAAGTAAACCGCTACGCAGGTCGATAAGCTCTCTAGCTGAAATAGTTGTTGGAGCAGCTTCAGCCTTTCCAAACATTCTACGGCTAAGCTTGCCGCCTTCCTGAAACATGCGCTTGTTAATGTAGTCAAAAGCATATTGGATGCTCTCTGATACTTTTCCTCTACCAGGAGCAAATACTCTGTCGTAAACATCGGCGAGCTTTTCTCTAATTGCGTTACGAGAGAACTCAATATTATCGGGAAGCGCCTCGTATTTCTTATTGCCTTCCTTAGCTAGCTCCTGTGCTCGCAGCCTAACATAACGCTGAGCTTTGTCCTGAGCCGCTCGAGCGGCAGCAGGATCAGTCATGTCGATATTGTCAGTAATCTTATCAAGCTCGAGCATGACTCGGCCAATTTGCTGCTGCTCCTGCGCCCAAAAACCTTCTCTTCCTGCTTCGGATTTACTTTGCGCTACCTCACGCAATGCTTGAACGCCTGGAGTAGGGACAAGCTCATCTGTAGTAAGCTGTTTAAGCAGTGGATTGCCAGACGCATCAACCTGCTCTTTAGCTGCTCTAAGACCAGCTTCAGTTATGCCAGCGCCCTCCGCAACATCGGCAATTGCCGCATTAGCCTGAAGCTTGGACATCTCTCTTAAGCCAAACTTTTCTGCCACGTTGCCAAGAGTATTTTTAAAATCAGTAACTAGGCTTATAGCTCCTTTACCTGCTGCAAGACCTCCAGAGATTACGCTAGGAGCAGCAGCGCCTAACGCAGTACCAAGGCCAGCTCCAATAGCTCGCTTGGTAAGACCAGTTTGAACATCCTCACCTACGGTAGGCTCAGCAGCACCAGCGCCTGTAATAGCGCCTTGGAGCGCTCCAATCTTGGTAAGCTCGGCAAGCTTGGCAAGGTTGATAGTATCCTTAGCTGCTTTAGCTGCGTTTAAAATATCTGCTGTAGTTGTGCCAGCGACCACCTGCTCTGCGAGCGTAGGAGCGAGGCGTCCCTGAGTAGCTGCAGCGCCTGCCAATCCTCCACCTAAGAATATAGGTAGCGCAGCGCCTGTAATAGTTCCGCCTATAGAAGCTAGTGGATTGGTTTCAAACAAACGCTCCTTGGCTGTTCCAGCCTCTCGTATAAGGTCGCCATACGTTTTTTCAGACGTAAAAGGAGCTTCTAGAGCTGAAGCAAGCTCAGAGCCAAAACCAAGCGCTGCGGTATCGCCAAGATTCATTAAAAACGCAGCACTCGGATCTGCTAGTCGAGTAGCTAAACTTGGTTGTGCAGCCTCAAGTAATTGTTGCCGCCTAAGCTCAGACTCAAGCTCTATAGCACTACGCTGCTCAGCAGGTAGCTGGCCAAACGTAGCTGGCGTCATTAGTGCTCCCTCGAGCGGGGTCATTGTCTGATACGTTTGCGCCTCAAATGGCGTCATTCGCGGAGTGCCGTACGACGGTAAAGCTGAGCCTGTAGCTATAGCCTGACCAACTGGAGAGATCCCAGGAGTCTCGGTAGAGTAACCAGCTTCTGCTAATAGGTCGTCAAAAACTCCCACGTTATTCCTTTAAGCCAAGTTGTCTTAATCTTTCACGCATTTTTTGTTTAACTGTATCTGGAACAGCAGGATTTACTAAGGCGTCTCTAACTTTAGCAAGCTCTTCTGGCGCTATTGCTACAGGAGTAGGAGTTACGGCAGGTCCAGCAGAGCCTGCGATAATCTGGTCCTCCTCCTCTTTAGGAAGCTGCATTGGTTGCCATTCGCCACGAGAAGCAGCATCAAACATATTATACAAATCAGGAACATTAGTTTGCTTGGCTGCCAATCTATTTTTAGCTTGATTAATAAGCTGATTACTTATTCCTCGCAAAGCAAGAATTGCCGTTTCTTTAGTTGCTAATGGACTTTCACCAAAAATAGAATTTGCAGAACCAGCCTCACCGCCGCTTAAAGATTGTCCAAACAGTTTGTTTCTAAAGTCAGCTTTTAATCTGTTATATCTTGCAAAAGTTCCTGTCTGTTGAGCTAACTGCGAACCAAGAACACTACTTAGTGAAGCTTTTGCATCTAGTTCTGACATTGCAGATAAATCATCTGCTAACTTTTCAAGTTCTCCAGCAGCGTTATAATCCTTTCCAAGACTATCAGCCTCTGCAGCAGTCAGCCTATTTTTAGTAGCAGCGTCAGATAGTTTTTGTCTAAACTCAGTTTGAGCTTTGTTAATATCTGCTTGTCTTGCTTGATAAGCAGCTTTATTTTGCGCTCGCACATTTTCTACTTCTATTTGACCAGCAGATCGTAAGCCTACTTGCTTAGCTAGCAGCTCTAAATCCATAGCTTGCTTAGCTCTACCTTCTGGAGATACGGCTGCTTCAAGCTCTGCAAGTTTTAACTGCTTAGCTTTTTCTACATCAAGTAGATTTTTTCTTTCCTGAGCGCCTAACGCTGTAGCAAGCGTAGATAGCCTGCTCTGGTACATTGGATCTTCTACGCCGGTAATAAAATCAGTCCTAGCTTGTGGCGTGGTTAGTTCCTGCATCTGATTGGCTAGAGTGTTAAGCTGTAGTGTTTCTTGTGCAGCCTGTGAACGTGCCTGATAGCCTAGCAACGATTGAAGCAATATAGAACCTAAACTAATACCAATCGCTTGACCTGTAGAGCCATATGGATTGATAAGCTTTGGTGTTATCTGGCCTAGCGAAGTTGCAGCAATACCGTAGGGATTTTCTGCTGGTGTAAAGTTAAGGCCGTATAATGCTTCTTCTAACGTTGCCATGCTAACGCCTATTTAAATTGCTGGTTATTTGCCCTGTTGCTCCCTGTACAAGTCCTTGTGCGCCAGCAGCAATAGGATTTATTTGTGGCTGCTCACCTTGCATTAAAGAGTTGCGTTCAAGAATTTCAAATGGTGACATTTGCGGAGCACCGCCACCGCCTCCACTACCACCTCGTGGAGTAGCTCGAATTTGTTGCAATCGCTGTCTACCTTCTAACCGCTGCTGCTCCATAGCTGCCGCTGCTTGCTGTTCTGCAAGATTCATAGCCCCAGCTTGCTGGTATCCAAGCATTGCAGGCTCCATAAACTGACCAGCAATTTGTCCATACATAAGGCCCTGTTCTTTAGCCTGTCCGAATGCTTGCGCTTGGACACCATACGAACCTTGTACAGCTTGTGACATAGCTTCCTGTCTAGCCATATCTTCACGCTCATTTTGCTGGCGCATAAGTTCTTGTGCAGCAGGTGATGCTGGATCTAATCCACGTTCTGCAATTTGCTGCTGCGTTGCCAACCGTTGCTGCTCAAATTGACGCTGATTACGACGTTCAAATTGATCCATTAAATTTTGCGTGTAGCGTTCTCTTTCTTGACCAAACTGCATTTCGTAATTCTGCTGCATTGTAGCTGGATCAAACTGCCTTGCTTTTTCGCCCATGTCTACAAATATACCAGCTCCAACATCTCCCATTTCCTGGCCTTGCTGCTCAGGCGTAAGCTGCTCTAACGGTGTGCCTGGAGGTGGTTCATTAGCAGGACCAGTAGGCGCAGCTGGCGCAGGTTTTTGGCCTGGCATTATTGTCTGTTTACCTGACATTTTAGCCAATTCAGCATTAGCTGCCGCACGGCCCTTATTAGCTAAAATCTTACGGTACCTTGCCTGTTGTTTTGGATTTAGCGAATCATAAGCAGCCTGGTTTTCTGCATGCTTAAATTTCCCTGGCTCTCTGCCAGCCTTATTACCAGACGGCCTAGCCTGCCTGCCTTGTGTCCTTTGACCGCCCTGTCTGTTGTCTTTGCGTGGTTGAGTCTGTTGCTGCGGCGGCGCTTCCCCTCTGGCTTTAGCCTTAGCTTCTCGCCTTGCCTGCCCCCTCAACGGTGGATCTTTTGCTAATGCGCCTCTTCTTCTTGCCATAATTACACCTGTCCGCCCATATCGTACCGGATTTCAAATCCTAGTATTTGCATAGTTGAGTTTTTTACGGAACCGCCAAAACGAATAGCTGCACAATGTCCCTGTCCTTTTACTGCGTACCGGTCAAAAATGTACTCTATATCGGCTGACCAAGGACTGCCCCAAGGACTCCCCCAAGGCGTATAAACACCTACCGGACTTGTTACTGTAGTTACTGTAGGACTACGCTTAAAATCCACATCCAAGCCAAGGGATAGCGTTATGCCACGCTTAGTCTTAATTATAGGGCGTATATCCTTAAAAGCTTTGTAGTTGGACCGGCTGCCATAAAAGCTAAATGCGCTGCGCCCTGCATAGGTTATCGCTTGGCTATCCGTCGCTGTCTTGGCATCCGCTTGGCCAGTCTCTCCTTTCCAAATTACACCAGTCGAAGAGGCGTAATAGGGATAGCCGTTAAACGTAGTAGAGGCTAAAGCATGTTCGTCTGTGTATAGCTGAAACTGCGTCCAGCCTTTGGTATCAATCGAATACACCAAAAACTTACATGAGTTACCAGCAGTCGGATAGCTAATATAAACTCTTCTTCCAGCCCCCCAAAAGAATCCGCTCCATTGATGGTCAAACGGAAACTGTGTAGCAGCCTCAGAAATAATTGGATTGATGCGGTAACTTACAGCCTGTAACGCCGCTTCAGGATCAGACTGAAACAGTGCTGAAATTGGCACAATTCCCTGCTCGGTAATTATCCAAACATCCTGATTAACACGAACAAACGCTCTATAACCAAGTGGTTTGCCAATGTAATACCTAGCTACGAGTCCCCAAGTAGTAGCATCGCCAGCGTACGTTCCACTGTAGAATACAATCTCGCCTTGTGAGCTACATGCCCAGAAGTAATCTTGTGCTGCTACATTGGCGCTATTGCTATAACTGCCAATGCCAACAAGGTAACCGCCCCGATTAAAGACGTACTGAAAATCAAAAGAAGTAAGAGCAGGAGTGCCGCCTGTACCAGTAACTTGTAAGCCGCCATACCATACCTTTGCACTGTCCTTTTCTACAAAATACAACCGCTCCTTGTAGGCAGTAACATTAACAAGCAAGTTCTTAGTAACGCCTGTAAATGTAACGTCAGTAAAGTTACCGGCTCCTGTATAAACCTGTGCATTATCCTGACCGTTACACAGGTACATATTGTTGGCGTATGTGACCCACTGCCAATCGCCGTTTGTAGGCGTTGTAGTGCCTGTTTTGTCTGTAACCGCACCAGTAGTGGATACGCTATAAATTTTGCTTCCTGTGCAGGCTATAAGCTGCTGAGAGCCATCTTTAAGGTATAGTGGTGCCACAAGCTTTATTGGCGTACTAACACCAACATCAGCAAACTGCTCATAGCCAAGTCTAACAGTAGGAGCCCCACCGCCAGGAAACACATTTACAAGTTCCAAGGCGTACTGAGGCTCCATATTGTCTATTGGACTCACTAGGTCCAATCCCGCATACGGCGGTGACATTGTGAAACCTTGAAAAGCCATTCATTACCTTCTACGTTGTCCGTACGGCACTATTTGACTTAAATCAAATTGCGACAAACTACCTGGTGCATTTACCGCCCCTTGAACCGCTGGCTGTCTAGCCCATTGTCCCATAGCTTGCTCTCTGGTTCCATAAACACCAGGACTTAAACGGTACTTGCCGCCGTTATTTGCTGACGGTTGAGGCATTTGAATGGAATTACCTAAACCGTTTTGCACTTGGCCTTTTTGTATTAAAGCTCCAAGCTGATCGAAACTAAATCCTCGATTACCACCAGTTTCATCGAACGTCGCCGAACCACCTGGATACATCACATCGCCAGAATTGCTCAAGTTGCCTTGATTTAAGTTAGCAGGATTGTTGCCAGGGAAAGCGTTAAATACAGGTGGACGCTTTGGCTGTTGCTGCATATACTGCTGGGCCAGTGGCGAGCCTTCCTGCCTTGAGCCAGCAAGGTTCCCCATTGCTGCGCCTAGTGCAGCGCCTTGCCCACCAGCAGGCTTTGGAAATCTGTACATCTTATCTGGAGGCATTTGACCACCTTGGTCTGGTGCAGGCTGTTGCTGCATTGCTTGCTGTGCAGCGCCAAGTGCTGCTTGTCGAGCTTGGTCGTACGACTGTTGCTGTGGCTGCGACTGCGGCTGTGACTGCAATTGCGGTTGTGGCCTAAACTGGTCCTGTGTTGGTGCTGATCCACCAGATGCTATAGCCTCACGCTGTGTCTGTCTAAAATCTCTTCTTGCTTTGCCTCTTAGCGGAGGATTCTTTGCCATTGCTCCACGACGTGCCATTACTTTCTCCCTCTTCTTTTTGTTGAATCGTAATTTGCTTTTAACGCTTCACGAACTGTTTTTGCTGGTCCTACATGGCCCTTGTCATTTACATACATGCCAGGGGACACACGAACAACTTGCCCTTTTGGAGCTTTTGCAGGAGGTGGAGGCGTAACGCCAACGCCAGCTTGCTTAGCAAAGTCTGACTTGCCTAAAACTGTTTGTATGTTTCGCTCAATATCTTCGTTGCTTTTAGCGTTGCTAGTAACAGCATTAACAAGCATACCAGTATATTGTTCTGGCTTAATTCCAGCCTTCACAGCATCTTCTCCGTATATGCTGCGAATCATTGGATCAATTTTGTCAGAAGCGTATTTAGCTAATGGATTGCTAAAGTCTACGTCCCAAGCGTTGCGCTTAGTTTTACCATCGGCATTGGTGTATTTGGTTTTACCATCTAAACCAATATTAAACTTTGTTCCGTCGGCTAACGTCACATGGTAATTGTCATCTGCTACACCTGACTCTTTTAACTTACCTCTAAAATCATCTCGAAGTGCTTGAGCTTCCGACTTGCCAGACTTCATCATTGCGCCGATAGAACGCTTGCCCATTAGCCGCAAAGCTATATTTGGAGCGCCTCCAGTAAAAACATTAAATGCTTGGTTAGTCCAATCGGCTCTATCGCCACGACCACGCACAATATCTTTCATGCCTGTTTCCCAAGCATTGCTTATGGCTGCAATTGCAGCTGCCACTGGCAATGCAACAGAACCTATAGAACCAAGTGTAGAAGCTCCAGCAGTTGTTCCTGCTGTTCCAGCAGCACCAGCGCCTGCTGTTCCGGCGGCTCCTGCTGTTCCGGCGGCTCCAGCTGTTCCTGCTGCTCCGGCAGTGCCAGCAGCACCAGCGGCTCCAGCTGCGCCTGTTGCGGCACCGGCTCCACTAGCAGCAGCGCCACTACCAAACAAACCAGCTATTTTACTAGCACCATAAGCACCGCCGATAACACCGGCTGCCTGCGCTAAACCTCCAATCTGCTCCGCTTTAGCTTTGTCGTCTGCAAGCTCCTTTGGTGATTTAGGAGGACCAAATCGCTGTATTGCCATGTCATACGCTTGTCTATGCGGGATACCTTGGCTTGTAAGATATACGTAGTAATTACCTCTACTCTGTTGCGCTAATGGTGGTACTCCAGGCTCAAATTCCATAACTATATCCAAGTCCCAAATACTGCTACACCGTTACGAGCAAACAAGTTGCCTCGCGTCTGACCGCCAGCAAAAATAATCTTGCCGTTCTGATCCCTACTGAACTCTTCATTTAGCTGCACTTCAAATCGTGGCTTAATGCTGTCTAAGCCGTGAATCTCAGCAAATCGCTCTAATACTGCCTGCTCTAATAGTTTTTCATTAAACAAACTAACATCAGTATCAGCAAGAAATTGATCGTATATACCATCATAGTAATCCCATGTTACTCCGCCGTCCGACGCCGAGCCTGTAGTATGCGTTGGAGCCGTCGCGCCCGTCGTGCCACCTGCTGTAGTTTTGTAGTAATTTCCGTTATTGAAGCAGTATGCTCCTGCTGCAAATGATGTGCTTGTTGTCCACTGTTTAGGTCGTACAGAGCGGTCAGCAATATATTCAAAAATAATAATATCGCCACTGTAAGAAGGGCCAGGAGTCGGACTGATGAGGAGTTGAGAATTGCTAACGCCTCTAATCTGAAATCTTTGATATACCGTAGTATTAAGGCCAAAACCTCTAATCTCTGCATATTCCTGCGCCGTCATCGGCCCCAGCACTCTCCAGCGAGTTGAGCTATTCCAAAACGTCTCGTAGTGATAATAGGAAAATGCAGCAGGAAGCTGATAAGTGGCTTGTCCGTTGACCAGAGTAATTGCGCCAGAGGCGTAACACTTTGGCCACGGATAAGCCTCAAAAATCTCACGGTTCATACGGTTGGTTATTGCTAGTAACTGCTTGGTCGTAGTCTCTGTCGACGTCAGTATATTTGACTCAACAGTGTAGCCAGCCTCATTAGCAACATTCTGTATAACCGTGGCTAAACTCATACTTTTCTAGGTCGTCCTCTACGTTTAGGCTCTTCAACTTCAGCGCCGTAATCAACATCAAAGTCTGCAGTCTCCTCTATTGGCTCCTGCCGAATTGACCTGCGAGCATCGCGAAGATCGGTGCCTTCAACAGCCTCAATCCTCTGCAAGTATAGGTCCAACTTCTCTTCCAACTGAATACGCTTTTTAGTCTCAGCCTCAAGCTGCTGCTTGAGAGTGACTACAGCGTTTTGGTCAGAGTTGGCAGCATCAAGCCATTCCTTAGCTAGCTTGCAAAGCTTAGACAATGGACCAAGCTTTCTCTTTGTTTCATCAGTAGCCGCAGCCAACTGCTCTACAGTCTTAAAGCCAAAGTACTGAAGCTCTCTCATGGCAGAGCCAGACATCATTGGCCATTCAGCCAGAGGAGTTCCCTCGAGGACAGGCTCGCTGCCAGCCTTAAAGCGAGCGTAAAGCTCAGGATACTCTTCAATGTCCCTCTGCTCGATGCGTCGAACAGTCTCATCCATTCCAGGCCACTGAATACTAATGGATGGAATCTCGTCATAGACAGGACGACCTGCCTTTAATGACTTCTCTCTATTCTCATTATAAGAATAGAAAAACTTGATATTAGCACCAGAATAGCGCTTTTTCGGTTGGGAATTGCCCGACATTATGGACTGCCAATCAATTTGTGCCATACTTCTCCTTATAAAAGCGGATTATTCCGCTAAGCAATACCTATAGAGTAGCACATTGTGAATAGACCGCTAATGGCAAAACCTGTAAACGTAAACGTCGTTCCAGAGTTTGGCTCATTCTTAACTGCAAGAATTGAACTTGTACCAGGATCGTAAACAGTAAAACCAGATGGTATAGTGGCACCAGCATTATTACTGCTATAGCCCATAGCAACTATCGTGCTTCCATTGGTTAAACCTGCAAGGCTGTCCCACGCAGAATCACTGACAGAAACAACCAGATTTGCCACATTGACATTCCTCAATACTAAAGTGCTTTGAGAATCTCCTGTACAACCAGTGCTACCTGATTCAGTGCCATCAGCTACTCGGCGATACACACCGTAATTAACACCACCTGATACGCCACTTGTCACTTGTACGAAATCTATTGAAGCAGCAACAAAAGTAAGGCTAGAAAGCGCTGTTATAATTACGTCACCAGCCTGTATGTTTGCTGGATAATTACCGTTTACTGTTGTGCCAATAACATTAGAGTTGGCAGTTTCGCCGCCTTCTTGAACGTTACTGACACATGCAGGTGAAAGTCCGATAAACATTAGTAAAACGCTACAATTCCAGTCGCTGTAGTTGCTGCCATTACCTTCTTAGCGAAGATAGGCAGTAGAGTTCCTGCTGGCACAGTAAGAGATACCGCAGAGGTATCATCAGTAGCTATTACACTTACAGTACCTGCGCCACCTATCCAGAGTGCCCTGACTCCAGTAAGCACCGTACTATCACTAGGAGTAACTGCTGTAAGTTTAAAAGCTGAGAATAAAGCACCAGGATTGGAAGGAGTAAAATCTGGCATAAATCACCTATAAAATTGGGGGGATTGCTCCCCCCGTTTAACTAAACGGCTTTAGTAAACTTATGGTAAAAGTAAGACACTCCATTTGATACAACTATAAAGCAGTTAGTATCAGCATCGTTATCTTTAACAATACCTACAAAACCAGTACCAACTGACGCTGGAGCACCAAACGAAGTGGTAAGCTCTGCTGCTGTTGGTGTGGTATCGTTTACGTTATTGATAGCCATTTTAGTGCGCACACCACCTGCGGTAGCTACGACAGCATTGGTGCTAGTAACGGTGGTAAATGTACCGTTAGACACCTCTGATGCCTGCTCAGGTGGCATACCAAGACCAATCAAATTTGTTACGCTTGGCATAAATCCTCGCAAAATGGGGGGCTGTTACGCCCCCCGATTAGGTTAGTTCACTCTGAGGTGTCCAGTTGACTTAAGCTCGACAGTTCCAGCTCCAGTAAGCGTAGTAAGACCTACTACGTTCTGAATTTTAGTTGTCGAAGCATCATCAGCTACGCCAGCAGTTGCAGTAGTATTGAGGTTAGCATCTGCAGCATACGATGCAGCACACTTTCCTCTAACTCCTGAACCAACTCCACCTCCACCTACTCCACCGACCCACACCCACAGGTATTCATTGTCAGCTGCGCCAATTTGCGCTACGCCAACCTGAAGGTTGTTTGAGCCAGCGTTAGTGGTAGTAAGCTCGGCAGCTTGTCCATCATCACTGATTTTGACAAAAGCATACTGAGCGACAGCACCATCTGCCTGAACAAACATATAATCTCCTTCTGGCGTAGAGCCTACGGCTCCAAGATGCGCCGGAAGAGGGATTGTAGTTCCGTCCCAAACTTTCTTACCATTGATTCCAAATGATCCTACTTGTGACATATTCTGTTTCCTCCACTATTAAGCGTAAATTACAGCCTGAAGTGCAGGAGCAGAGCAGCACAGGTTACCTTCCACGATAATAACCGTGAAGAAAGCATCCTGGTCAACCGGTCGCGCCATCTCTGGAGCAAGCGGTTTGAAGTCTGCGCCACGAACCATGTCAAACGACCAATACTTAGTATTGAGAAGTCGGCATGAGTTTGTCTCAAGCACTGCTGAACCGAATCCGCCGTCGAATACGAAGTCGCATCCGTCGTAGCTAAGAACACGGAAACCAGCTACAGCTTTCTTGGTAGGAAGCTGAATACGCTGAATAGCCGTGAGAGAGCTATGAAGATACTTCCACGCAGTACGGTCCATAAGACCAAGATCAGGCTGCTCATCGCCACGAGTTACCTGGCTGAGAGCGTCCGTAATCTGCTCCTGAACGTTTGAAGCGGAAAGAGTTACGTTGATGGCAAGGTTTCTTGCCCAAAGGTTTGTTCCACGGTCGATAGTTCCGTATGTTCCAGAACCAGGCGAAGTGGACACAGCCTTCTTAATACCGTCGAACTCAAGACCACTCGAGCCAGTTCCATCGCCACGAAGCGAGGTTGACACTGTGTTCTTAAGACGGCTGATAGCTGCCTTCATCTTCATCTCGGCGAGGTCAATAAGCTGAGCCTCACCAGTGTTGCCACGGCGCTCACGTCCCGATATTGCTACAGGCTCATAAACCTGCTTGATAGCGAAACGGAATGCTGTTGCATCATCGATTGCCGAAAGGTCAAACGAATCATATCCGGAGTAGAAACCTCCAACAGCCGTATCATTGTACATAATCGGCTTGCGAAGCTCATATCCACCGGAGAACTTACGAATAAGACCTTGATCATCCAGCGAAGCCAAAAGTGGATTGTGATGAAGAACTTCATCAGCAATCTGGTCCGACTGGTCAAACAAGGTCGCTACAATTGCTTCCTCTAAATTTGCCATTTTAATTATCCCTTATGATTTGGGATAACCGCTATGGCTTTAGAGCCTATTCGCCGCCTAGCCGACGCTGCAGGTTATCCCGTAAACTTTTTGCGACTATCCTGGGAGAACCGCTACCTGCGGAGCCAGATATTGATTTAGCAGCTGCTTTAGCCTTTTGTACGACTTGCTGCTGCTGTTCTACGGCAGACTTTGCGGTCATTTTTTGAGCAAGACCGGAGAAAGTCGGATTGCCATTAACTACATAGTTGTAAGCCGTCTCAAGCACCTGCTCTGGGGAGGTATACCGCCCAGTAGCATTTAGCGCTTGTACCACTGGAGCCATTTCAGCTTCTAACTGCGAAGCTGTCTCTGGATCGCGGAACAGAGGCTTACTACTTACAAAGGAGTTTACAACCTGCTGATTGTAGTACTCAATAGCCTTTTTTTGCTGTTCAGACTGAATTGACTGAAAACGCTCCTCTGCTATTCGCTCAGCGTCTTCTTTGGTCAAGTATTGCGGAGCCTCCTGGGGCTGTTGGTAAGCGTAATTACTTAATTCATCTAGACTTACGCCGTATGAATCTAGCCAGTCTAAAGCAGTCTCTACGGGATTAGTTTGCATCTGCCTGTCCCATGCAATAGCTCGCTTAGCTACGTCAGATATGGCTATGCCGTCCCTAGCGTACTCGTCCTCGTACTGTTTAATCGTGTCGTACAGGCCAGCCGACTGCCGTTTTAATTGTTCCACTTCCGCCATTTTGCGGCTATAGTCAGAGCGTGTCTCATAAGCACGTCTATTAAGATAGGACTGTAAGATATGAGCGTTAGCTGGAGTTGGATTCAAAAACGCCTCTTTTTCAGCGGCATTCATATCCGCCGGTGGCGCCATAGGAATCGGTGCCGATTGAGTAGGTTCTTCAGTCGCTACGGAGTCCTCATCGGAAGAGTCTTCTGTCTCTGTTCTGCTGTCATCGCCATCTTCCTCTACAGATGCATTTTTGAGATTTTGTTTTAAAGATTGGCGAATAGAAATATCGGCAGGCTCACGCTCTACTGTTACTTCGGTATCTTCTACGCTTGTTTCTAGAGTATTATCTTCCATTTCTATACCTGTCTATTAGACGTTCTTTCATATTGCTGACTAGCCTTCGTTCGGATGCGCCAGACTCACGATCTGGGATGTATCCTTTATCGTAGGCATCACCAACCTCAACAGCTCCAGCAGCCCTATAAGCCGCCCTGAGCTTTGATTTACTGGTATAGACTTCCTTCGGATTCAACGGATTGCGTGTTGGCTCCATCTCGTCCTGGATAAACAGGTCACGAGCATTGGATTGCACACGGCGTTGAACCTCTGCGATTGGAACAACTTTTTCTGCGACGGGACAGTATTGGAATAGCTGGTATTTCATAAGTCCAATTTAGCTAACCACATTAGCGCTTTTAGTCGTTTAATACGATTGTTTCTTTTGCGTGTAAACTCAGCAGCCTTTTGCTCTGCTGCCTGTAGCTCTAGCAAAGCTTGGCGTTCTATAGCTTCAGCTTCTTGCATAGCTATAGCATGTCTAGCTAATACTTCCTCTTGTAGCTTGCGTATTGCTTCAACTGCCTTGCGTTGCTCTTCTTGCTTACTAGCAATGGCGTTTTCTAGCTGCACTGATTGCAATGCAGCTTCTTCCATTTTTAGCTTTAGTTCTAAACGCCTTGCTTCTTTGCGCTGCTCTATTTCTGCAAATATAGCAGCTACAACTTCTGGAGAGTCTGTAGGAATAGTAGCAACAGATATTGCTTGCAGTTCTTCTTCGGAGTCTGCACCGTTAATGGCCTTGTAAATAAGGCGCTTCCAGTCGGTAAGTTCTTTGCGCTGCTTTTGTACTTGAGGCCGCTTTTGCCTAGCTTTTAGCAGTTGCGCTGCTACTTCTTCTTCTTCTTTTGATTCGGAACGCTTTCTACGGTATCGGTCAAGAATGTCTGAGGTATCAGTAATTGCGCCTACAAGGTTAATAGTCGGCAGAAATATCTGTGCTGTAGAGCCTAGTAAGTTAAGCGTTATGGTTTGAGTGCCACCTGCTTGAATAACAGTAGGTAGGAATATCTGTGCCGTAGACTCTAGCCTGTTCAGGCTAATAACAGATGATGATTGAAGAACTACAGTAGGATTGAAAGTCTGCGCTGTCGACTCAAGTCGATTAAGCGTTATGGTTTGAGTAGTTGAACCTTGATTGCTGAGTAACGTGACTAACGTCATGCTTCATCCAACTCGGCCTCTGGAGGATATATTGGCTCATCTCCGTTATGTACAGGAATCTCGTTAAGCGGATCTTCTACAAGCTCATCGTACAAAAATGGACACGTGTACGGCACGGTTGGATCAATAACAATCTTAGCAACACACTTACCTTGATATATAACGGCGTAGTATTTCATTAGTAGTACTCCACCACGACTACTAGACCATCGCCACCAACGCCTCCAGCGCCACTGTTTATACCGTTAGTAGAAGCTCCACCACCACCACCGCCTTGACCGTAGTTGCCACCTCTACCACCGTTTCCACCTGCGATTGTAGCACCTGTACCGCTGCCACTTCCACCTCCAGCACCAGAGCTACCAAAACCTCTGGTGACCTGCGCTGTTACGTTGTATTCATTTATAATTTGTAACGCACGATTATCAAGACCATCAGAACCGTTACCTCCAGTACCATTTGTGCCGCCAGCACGAACAGCGTCTTGAACGCCGTTAATGTTATAAGGACGACTACAACCTCCACCATTACCAGTTGCGTTAGATATATTGATACCACCACCGCCAGCACCACCGGTACCACCAGCCGCAGAAAGCATTTGAGTTGTAGAGCCAGCAGCGCCGTTTACGTTACCGCCAGATGCTCCTGCTACTCCTGCAAGCGATGGTAGTTGCGGAGGCGTACAGTTAGCTAAAGCTCCACCAGTTCCAGCAGCACCAGCAGCGGTATTCGTACCACCACCACCACCACCGCCAAATCTAGCTGATACCCATGTCCCAAATGATGATGCAGTTCCGTTGCCTCCATTGCCTCCGTTTGTACTATCAACGGTTGCTGCTGCTCCAGCGGTGCCACCAGCGCCAACGGTAACAGTTTCAGTGGCTCCTAATGCCGTAGCTAATATGTATCTAGAAGCCGTTGCACCACCACCACCACCACCGCCGCCAGTTCTTAAAACTCCAAGAGCATAACGAGCGCCACCACCGCCTCCACCACCAGCGCCAATAGCAACTACATAGACATATTTAAGTCCTGGTTGTTTAGTCCAAGTAGCGCCAGCAGTGTATTCACGGATGATTTGCTGACCACCACCAGGAAGCCTAGTAAGAGTGCCCGTCATATTACGATAGCCTCAGCAGGTATAGTTATCTGCGTATTGCTTGTATCAACTCGTCTTACGTCAATCTGGTTAGCGTTTGTAATGCCTACTACAAGTCTTGATGAGCCGCTGAGTATTGTCATAGCTGTGCCAGTAGCTCCACGGCGATATTCTATAGCTACAGAAGATGTGTTTACGATGTCCAGACAATTACAAGTTTGAGAACTAAATGCAGTGTAGTTAGTGCCTACAGCGGCGGTAGTTACGCTCATTATTGTAACTGATACTGCACCTGGTACTGACACAGGCATTGGATTAGCAGCAGATACATCAGTAGCACTACCGTCAGCACCTTCTGAGATTTTTACACGCTGATAAAGAACTCCGCTCAAATCATCAGCGGCTATAGTTGCTCCAGTTCCAGGTGTATATCCGACATTATCTGGCATGACTTATCCTATAAAGCAAAGATTCCTGAAGCGTTAAACTGAACATCGATATTGTTACCGTTTGGCGTTACAGGTAAACCACTTGCTGCTACGTCAATGTACATAATTAGCGGTGAAGTAGCTGCGGAGCCTGTATCTTTGTAGATAATTAGCGCTTCTACAGAGGCTCCAGTTACTGAAGTGAAGGTAACATTGTCAGCATCAAACACACCGCTTGTAATGGTTTTTGACGCCAAAGTTACAGGAGTTCCTACTTGTGCAGCAGACGCAGAAGAGTAAAATTCGTGCGCTGCACTGTATGTATACAAAGCAGTATCAATCAAAGCTATTTTGATTGTGTCCGTCGGCATATCAATCAGCGCATCAAGAAACTTCTGTTTAGCTTTTGGATAAATTGCATTTGCCATTATTCTAACTCAATCCCTGAAGGATTGCCTTCTTCATCAAGTGTTATGCGCTGTACTTTAACTTCTGGTTGTTCTGTTATCTCAATAGCAGTTGGATTGCCGTTCTCGTCAGTAACTATTTTTCCTGACTTTTTTCGACCACTCATACCGCCCATACTCATAATCTTAGGCGATTGGTTAATGCTATCCATTTGTAATCTAATACGCTCTAACTGCTGCTCTGAAGCAAGTCTACGTTCTTCCATAAGCTTTTCAGACTCAGATAACCGCATACGCATTTGCTCAAGCTCAAGCTTTTGAATCTCAAGGATGTGCTGCATCTGCGAGCTTTCCTGCTTGATGATAGCCTTATCAGCCTCGCTTTGAGCGGTAGACTGAACTTTAAGCATGTCAACCTGAACGCTCTGCGCCTTAATCTGCACTTCTTGTTGAGCAATACCAAGCTTTTGCTGCTCGATAAACTCTTTAAACTGCTGGTCTTGAACAGAGAGCTGCGCCTCGAGTTGGTCACGCTGCATTTTAAGCTGCTGGTTTTGCATCTCAAGCTGATTCTTCATCGCCTTGTCTTGAGCTTCCATTTGAGCTTGCTGCAGTCTTGTCTGCGACTCTATTTGTGCAATTTGCATCCTGGCCTGCATTTCTTGCATGACTGGATCAGGTGGAGGCGGTTGTTTAGCTGCCTCCTCTTTCGCCTTAGCAATCTCGCCAATTTGCTGCATAGCCTTAGTAAATAATCCATCCAGCTCCTTGCCTCCCTTGTAACGCTTCATCATGTTTTGGAAAAAGCCGATACTAAACTCGAGTAGCGGAGGATACTGCTCTACCAAGCCTCTCATTTGGTCAAAGAACTGTCCTGCTGCACCGATAAGAGCCTGGCCCTCCTGCTGCTGCTGAGCTTGGTCTAGAGCGACCATAGAGTCAGACGCAATCTGAATGCGGTAGCAACGAAGCTTTGGATCACGCAAGAGCTGCATAATCTGCTGCTTCATTTGCGCTAGCATTTCTTCTGGTTGCGGCATTTGAGGAGGCGGAGGTGGAGGCATGTTTTCCATACCTTCCGCAGGTGGTGGTGGGGGAGGAGGTTGAGGGACAAAGATTGCTGGATAGATAAGCTCGTCGGCGTCGCCAACCTCAAAGATTCTTGCTTCATCGAAATGCTCGCAGATGATTGTGCCTAAGTTGGAAATGGCATCAGAAATGAACTTGGCAAACATGTTCTGACGAACGATTAGGCCAAGAGAGGACCACTGATTTTCAAGTCTATTAGCCGTAGCACTCTTGTATTGTTCTGATGTGCCACGAAGCAGGTCAGACACCTTTAGTGTTTCGTATAACTGCTGTAAGGCCTTCTCTCTGGCTCCCTGAAGCACGTTTAGAGCGTTGATGTATGGCTCGATATTAACGCCCTCAATGCCGTTAGCGAGGCCGCCACGCTGCTTATAGCTTGGCCAGTTAGTTGTTGGGATAAGCTTTAAATCGCCGGTAAAGAGCTGCTCTACCTGGTTGCCTAAAGTGGCATCATAAAGCTGGTTAGTGCGGATAGCCTGAGTAACAGCATGGATACGAGTTGTAAGGCGCTCCACCTCGAGAATTTGGTCCTTAACATGAGCGTAGTCAGACACTGGAATAACAGAATCAGGATCTGCGGTCTGCCGAATGACGGAGCAAGGATAGAATCTATCAAATTTAGTTGGAGGCTCTGAAGTCTCTATAACTGACTTATCGCCACCTTTTTGCATCCAGTAGACTTTCTCTGTAGCTTGGCACCAAACCTCGTAAATTTCTGCCTTGCCTTCGAACTTGTCATCTTTGCGAGCAATATCCTTCTTAACGACTTCAGGATAGGAATCATACTTTAGGTTTTTGGCGATTTCCTTGCCAAACTTCTCCTCTGCTTCGGCCCTATCCAGGAAGGCACGGCGCGCCTGCCATTCGATTTCTTGCTCGTTTCGTGCGTCTGAGCAGTAGTAGTCAGAATACTGAACCACCTCAAGAATCGCCTTTTCGTCAGTCTTTTGCTCAACTTCAAGGCTACTAAGCATAATACCGCCAGGGCCACCGCGAAGATTGCTCGTATCCCCATCATAAGGTTTGCCCTCCCCGTCGATAAGCAGACCGCTTGGATCTTTAATTAGAGCGATTTCCTGAAGGATAGTTTCGATTTTAGGCACGTACCTAGCCCACAGGACGGACTGGCCGGTAAGTAAGAGCTGCATCGCAGCGTTATAGCCTAGAATGTCAAAGTCAAAGTGAACATCCATAGCGTACTGAATGTTTCGCTCGAGAATAACGCTACCGAACTCAGCAGCTAAGCCACCAGTTCGCTTTCTTAGGTTTACTTCAGCCTTTGGAGTGGAGGAAAAGTAAGCAGGGAGGAGAGTATTATTAACGTACCACCAAACGTTAAGACGACGCTCTACATCGTTTAGAACTCCAACCTGCTTTTGAGCGTTATAAACTCGGATTGACTCTTCTGCGTACTCGATGAACTTCTTTCTGCGCTCTTCTGCGTCAGTAATCTGACTTTTCCACCATCTAGGCGAGTACTTTTGTGATAGTGGCGCAATTTTCATATTCTAGCTCTGCCTTGTTGTGACCTAACTTGTGCTATATAACTCTGTAACTTAATAATTCCTTTATTAAACACCTCTTTTGGCTGCTCCCACTTGGCATCTATAAGCCTTGCTTTACACATATAACGTAAGGCATCTGCGGCATGATCGTTTCCGCTCGTATCCAAATCTTCTGGCCTGCGCTTGTCTATCGTTAAGGATGGTAAAGTTTCTATAAGGTATGGGCAAGTAGCGAAAATGTATAGGAGAGGCTCCTTGCCTACCAAGCGCTGTCTAATTTGCGCCCAGCCAGACAATCGGTCGTTATCTGCAGCTCTAAACGCAGGATGCTTGTACTTGGCAAAGACGGCAGTGAATTGGTCGTTAATGCTGGGACCTCCCTCATGGCTAAAGATGCTAGGATCAGCCACAGCAATGGGATTTTCGCCTACTGAAACAGATGCGATTCTGTTGGCCTGTTCGACGTTATCAACTCCTTTTCCCCACATCTCTCGATATACGACAATTGCTCCTTTAGGATACGGTACTTCATTACCTCGGTCATCACGTCCAGAACTAACAGCGCCCCAGACAGCAGCAAAAGGAGAGCGATAGCCCCAGTCATAACCAAGGTAACGGGGCCAGTGTTTAGGGATGTTAAAAGGAGCAACGATATGTTTAGAGCTAAACTCAGGAAAGTAACTACCTTCATGGATTTCAAAGTCTCCTTCTAGCCAAGCTCGCACCAGCTCCGGACTGCCTACCATGTGCAAGCGGTTAATGTACTCCGGATCTTGAGCAAGTAGGATTTTGTTATCGTAAACTCTACTCGGTATGTAAATGTACTTAATTTCCTTACCGGTAGGTAACTTTTTAACCAGTATTTTCTTGCCCATCGGCGCTGGACGGACAAACACCTCTTTTAGCCAGCTATGACCAACACCGCCAGGATTGAAAGTGAGAATAACCTGACCGTTTCCCTTTCCTCGAATAGCTCCAAAAAGCTTCCAAATGCAGCTTGGATCGCTATAGTTTCCAGCTTCTTCTATAGCGCAATCGGATAAATTTTGACCTTGATACTTTTCAGCATCAGCATCATTAGCCAGAGGCCTAAAACGCAATCTTCCACCTGATAAGAAGGTGAATTGCTTTTTCTGGTCCTGCCAGTGAGCTTTAAGAGGTAAGTAAATCTGCTTAGCTCGCTCAATAAGGTCATCTGCCTGGGGAAGCTCTTTACGAAAGAAGATGGCGTTAAAATCAGCGCCAAGCTGTTCTTGCTTAATAGCGAACTTACCGAGCACACCATCAGTTTTACCGCCACCTCGAGCGCCTCCATAGCCTATAAGAGGCAAAGGACAGTGAATAAGCATCTCCTGCGGACCTTTTTGAGGTGACCAAACAATTCGCTCGTGCGTATCCACTGATTCGTGTGTTTCAGTCACTTCCCACTCACCATAACCATATTATCGCCGTAGATTCGCTCTACAGAGCACTTAGGATTTTGACAGTAAAAGTACTCACCACTAATCCCAGCATACAAGCCATACGCCGTTGTAGGCTCACCAGCCTTTAACGTACTTACATGACCACAGCTAGGACACCTCTGACTCTCTACAGACTCATCTTTAACCATGTGCTCAATTCCCATAAAAATATTTTCCTTTAAAACCTCTTGACATCCCCCCCCCTTCCCCCCTTATTATCCCCCCATCCCCACCCCATCTCCATTTTACCTAATTAATCCCCAATAACGATAGTAAGTATCCTTACTTATTCTACATTTCTCCAGATTGATTACTTTTCCGCATCTTTTCCATCCACACTCTACGAACTTCTTCTCAGTTACTACCAAACTAACATAACCGCACCAACTGCAACGGTAGTACTCAATCGTCGGAGTCTTTCTGTAGGAACCTCTTTTCAAACTCCTCCTCAGTCATAGGTTGAGCACTAACTATAGCTCTAACCTCGCCTACATGCTCGACTGTACTCGTCTCAGTCCACTTCAGTAACACCTTACAAAGAAACTGAATCATCTTCGGATCGCCAGACTCAGCTACGCCCCATGCCAACTCCGCTAGCTTCACACTCATCTTGTGAACTCCCTCAACCATGTCACTAGCGTAGTACTTGTTAAAACTATCCAGTGACATTCCAAGGAAGACAGCTATCGACGTCTTACTCAAGCCTAACGCAGATAATCGCTTCACCTGAGTCGCTACATTCTCATCACGAATTATCGATAAACCTGCCGTCGTCTTATGCCTAATATGGTTAGGCGTTGGTCCCTCAACTACTTCTAATTCTATTGCTTTTGTTTTGTCAGTCATAATCTTGGTTTAATTGGTTTTTAAAGATTTTTATATGAGAGAGAGGAGCCCACCTCCCCGAGGGAGTCCCATGATTTTGAAAACGTTTGAGAAACGAAAATCCCTAATAGAGCCTATAACAGCCGACAGCCTGGAAACAATTTTGGAAATGCCTTCGGCATTGTATATATCTTTATTGTGCGGCGCTTGCGCGCCTGACAGCCGGCTTTTAAGTGGAAAGCGGTTAAGCTTCCGTTGCCTACCGATGTAACGGCGTGGCGAGCGGCAGTTGCTATTGCATCGATGGTCGCGATACCACTGCCACTTGGCCGGTAATCCTTGATTGTAAAACCGTGTTTGATAATAGTGTCCCACCGTGGGACAGATGCTTAAGTGTTCCACGTGGAACATCATGCGCATGCCTCTATGATGCGACCAAACTGTTCCCAGTCTAACTTGCATAGTTGCTTTAGTGCTAAGATCTCGCCGAGCTGATACTTGCGTTTGCTCTGCTCACGAAACGCCCAGTTATATGTTTTTATTCCAGCTTTACGCGCTATTTGTTTCTGCGTTGCGCGATGCGCTAGGCGTATAGCCCTATAAAGATTCCCTCGATGCGGAGTTCTTTCATGCACTCGCCTCACTGCTAACAGAAAATCACGATCGATCCTAACATACGCCATAGCCTAAAACTTATCTCATTTCACGATAGTTGAGAAATATCCTTTCTAGTTGTCACATGGTACCAGATGCGATACACTGGGATCGGACACTGTTGTCCATAGTTGGAGACTATACATATGAGCAAAAACATATACTTACGGTATTGCTATGATGCCGGGCATGGTTGGCTACGCATATCACGTAAAGATGCTGAAAAATTAGGCATCTTAGAACGGATCTCTGCTTATTCTTACCAAAGCAAAGCAGGGAACATTCTATACCTCGAGGAAGATTGTGATATGCCTCTTGTCACTGAGGCATTAAAAATTTCCCGGGAATACTTGCCTTGCTGGAGTAGTCCAGACCGATACGAAAAACGATCTAGAATTAGATCACTTCCCTCATTTCGTACATCTAACCTTATTGGATAACAATTTTCATTGGAGACCTATCATGCATTTATTATCTACAAAGCAAACAAAGATGGATAAGAGCGTAGAATTTGGATACCTCAGTACAGCGCTACAGCTGGAACCAGCTTATGAGCTGTTCCCTGGTGTCAATACTTGCCCAATGCGCGGAGTGTGTGCTGGTACATGTATTGGTTACACTGGCCAAAACAGATTCGACAATGCGCAACAGGCTAGGCTGCGTAGAACTCATATGTTTCGGGACAATCCGGAATTGTTTTTCGCTCTGCTCGATGCTGATTTACATGCGCATGAGCATAAGGCTAATAAGCTTGGACTATTGCCCACGGCTAGGCTTAACTGCTTATCCGATCTCGCATGGGAAACATATCTTGATAGGGACGGAAAGAGCGTATTCGAGAGACATCCCGGGATTCAATTTCTGGATTACACGAAAATCTTGCATAGGGCTAAGCTTGGTATAGCCAACTACTATGTGACTTATAGCGTATCCGAGCGTACCGACTACCGCGAACTCCGCAATCTGTTAACGCATGGTGGCACAGCTGCTGTAGTGTTTAATGTCAAGAAAGGGGAGCCACTACCGGAATCTTTCAAGGTAAACGGTAAGCGCTTCCCGGTCTATGACGGCGACACTAACGATCTAATCCATCTAGCGCCACCAGGATCAATAAGAGGTCTACGCTATAAAATGGCATTCTCTAAGCGTACAAGGCGAGCTCTTAAGCCGTCTTCATTATTTGTATTAGCAGCATAAAGGAGATCAAAATATGGAAATCAAGTTAAAGGCATTATCTGAGACTGAGACGGAATATCGTCTTATCGTTACAGTTAACCAACGTTCTTTCGTTGCGTTACTGTCGAAAGATAAGGAATCAATCAAATTCACCGAGGCTCTGAGCGATATCGAGCATGCTGTAAACGTAGATCGGCATGATTTAGGCGAGGCTCTGTGGGATCTAGTTGATTACTACCTTGGCTAGTGTGCAACGATACGCCGATGCTGTTGTGTCGGCGTATACTGGACACTAGTCCCGGGAATCAATTCAGATCCCGTTTACATTGGAGATATATGTTATGGATTGCAATAGTTGGAATAGGCGCTTACGTCATTTCTGTACTAGTGATAGATGCGCTGTTGAGTTGATACAATCGTACATAACACGGCCGAAAGCTCTATTAGTTGAGGCGATTCGAGAGTACTACGAAGCGATCCATCCTTACGATAGGTTACCTCTTGAGGTCTATGACGCCTACGCAGACGAACTAGTCGCGGATTGGTATTTTGAGAACGCGTACCACTGTTACGATTGCTAAGGAGCTCGCTAGGCTATCGCGTAAAATTTTATGCGGTAGCCTATTTTTTTCTCTTATACTGTTGCATGGTACCAGGTAACATGTTACAGTCTTTTTACGTTAGAAATTTCTCTAACGTTATTGGAGATCGACATCATGATAATAGCAGCAATAACGACATTAGCGAGCATAGCTTTAGTGGTTTACCTTCAGGAAACCGGTAGGCTAGGCTAGGCATGCCACACCATAGGCAGGGCAACGATCGCCGATTCTAGGCGATTTTAGGCAGGCTACGCGCCGTTCTGGGCGATGCCTGGAGGTCTAATTTTGGCTCCAGCCCCCTTTACCAGGCCATGTTCCCCAAACGCTGGCCGATGAGATTGAAAATCGCGGCACGTTTGTTGAGGTGAAATTTTTCGACGGAAATTTGGAATCTAAAATTCGTTGAGGTGAAATTTATGAACAGAAAATTAGAAATAGTGTCCTCGTGCTGCGGCACTGGAGTTGATGACGATATGATGATTTGCCACTCGTGTCATGACCACTGCGGTTGTGTATGTGTTCACTGTGATTATGAGTGGTGGAACAACAGAGAAGTACATACTTGTAAAGGAGACAGCGATGAATCAGCTAAGCATAATTGATTATAAAGATAACCACGTCCTTAAGGTGCTTAAACACACCGTAGCTAAAGGCGCTACCGACGCAGAGTTTGCTCTGTTTGTCGAGTACTGTAAGAGCACTAAGCTTAATCCGTTTAAGAAAGAAATTTGGTTTATAAAGGCTGGAGATAGGCTCCAGTTGATGACTGGCATTAACGGCTACTGGACTATCGCTAACGACCATCCGGCCTTTGACGGGGCAGAGGGAGGCCTTATAGACAAAGATGGTAACTGGACCAAGTCTGTACCTGGTAATGACTTTATCGGCGCTTGGTGTCGTGTGTACCGCAAGGATAGAAAGTATCCTATGGAAGGCGAGGCGATGATGGCTGACTACAATAGCGGCGTTGGCCTGTGGAAGCATAAGCCAAGGATTATGATTAAGAAGGTGGCCGAGAGTATCGCTCTGCGTAAGGCGTTTGCTCAGGAGCTTGGAGGCCTTTACACGGCTGAAGAGATGCCTGCTACCTACGCTAACAAGGCTGTAGTGACCGAGGATATTGTCTTTGAAAAGGTTGATGAGAAGACAGGTGAAGTACTCGAGAAGAAATATCCAGAAACTTTAGAGGAGGATGACATTCCATGGGCACCAAGAAAGGAGAAGTAAGGGAGTGGTGGACCGCTCCTCCTCCAGGCCACCGTCAGATAAAAACTTATGTTGATGTTGACCTGTGGGATGAGTTTAAGGAGTTCTGCCGTAAGGAAAACCGAGTTTACTACCAGTCAATTAACCAGGCTATTAAGGAATGGATGGAAAATGAAGACCGCAAAACTAAAGAAGTGCTTAAAGAACTTCGCAGGAGACGCCACTCTTTTCAGCTTAAGTGAGCCGATGGAGGGATACAAGCACGTCATAGTATCCGCTCTAAGGCTCCAGGATGGCGCAGAAACGTTTATCTTTGGTTCGGACGATAAAGGAGTCGTCCTGAACTGGAGTCAGCTTCCTGGCTCATCCTGGGAGCTTTTAACGCCAAAGGAGATTTTTGCTTCTTTAGGCTATGACGTCATCATCGAGGATGAGTTGCACTAAAAAAAACAAGGCGTAGGAGTTTTTTACGCTCTTACGCCTTGCCCATTGGAGACCATACGAAAGCTGTGAAGCCTTTGCTGGACTCCCCAAAGCTATCACGATAGCTCTCTAAGTATCAATCACAATCTTTGAATTTTCTTGATAAATCAGCGATCTAATTAGATCTAATTATGCATAATATCTAATTATGCATATTATGCACATATGCATATTATGCATATTGTGCATATTTAGATCTTTATATGCATATTAATTATTTATTATTAATTATTAATATATATATATATATATATATATATATAATTATTATGATCATGATCATATGATCATAATTAGATCTAATGATCAGGTTTAATAGTCTTCAAAGCTCCAGCCCTCATCAGGCTTCAACCAGCCAGCTCCCTGAGCATCCGATTCCCTGACCAGCTTGTTATAGTCCATATAAAGCCTCTCAGTGCGTTTTGCGTCCTGACCTTCCTCTATGGTCCAGGTGACCAAAAAAACGTTACCATCGGCGTTTACGGCCTTATAAACGCCACTCCTGCCCTTGAAGGTAGAGATGAGTGGATATTGAGGCAGAATACACGCCAATCTCTTGTGTAAGTCCGACTTGTCTTTCGCTTGGTATTTCATGAGGTCTCCTATTCATGCTTAAGGTTGTAAGACAGGCGCTTGTTAAGCCATCGGTCTATCTCCGACAGCTTGTAACGCCTGCTCCGGTTAATCTTGACGTGGGGCATCCCGTCAGCGACTAGGCGCTCGAGCGTACTCTTTGATACACTCAAGTACTTCATCACCTCGAGAGAATCCACGTATAGTTCTTTTTGGTCTCTTTTAGTGTTGATTGTCATGATGAGGCATGTTAGGTTCTTTTCTTGCAGTAAGCAACCTATTTGGAGACTAATTATGAGTAAGCCTATAAAAGCAGCTAGAGAAAAGGGAATTGATGTCGCTATGTGGACCACACGCAACGGTGGCCACGCATTTACTTTCCGCAAGACGTACAAAGACAAGGCGTCTGGAGAGTACAAAGAAACCAAGAACTTCTTCAAAGAAGAACTAGAAATCTTAAGAAAGCTTATCGACGAAGCTATTACGTGGGGAAGCCCTACGCAGCAGCAGGAGGATGACTTTTTTAAGATGATAGAAAATGACTAGGCCAAGAAACGACGACCACTCAACCGAGTTTGGTATCTGGCTTAGAGAGCAACCTGAAATAGCAAGCAATCTAGGCTACGCAGCTACCAACATAGACTACATTTGGTGCGATTATAAGCGTAACAAGTGGATGCTAATTGAAGAGAAACGATACATGTCAGGTATTACGTTCTCGCAAAATAAGTTGATTGAGAGAGTCGTAGCGGCCTGTAAAAACGATCCTACGTTCTGTGGCTTTCATCTGGTGCAGTTTGAGAAGACTAGCCCACTAGACGGCAAGGCGTACTGGAACGGAGGTCAGATTTACAGGGATGAGTTAATCGGAATGTTAAGGTTTGGAGAGTAAGATGGACGAGTACAAAGAGATAAAAGATATGGGAGATTTAATGGAGCAGTTGGACCAAAAAGCCACAAAGCTTGCGTTCCAATACTGCGAGCACATTGTTAAGGCAGCTCCAGGCGAGCCACTAACAGTGATGGACCTGCAGAGAGCGTTTATAGCTGGATTTCATGCCGGTACGATGAGTCCCATTAACTTAGATGACCTCGAGACAGCTTTGAAGAAAGTTGAAGAGAAAATTGTAGCAGTATTTGGTAACTAACCAACAAAGGAGGATGTATGAAAGTAAAATTAGCAGAAGCACTTCTTAGGCGTAAGGAGCTTCAAGGTAAGGTAGATATGCTCAAGCACATTCAAGATAAGAATTTGTTTGAGGTTAAGGCTCAGCGCCGTCAGGTGACAGAGAGCCTTGACGACATCATCGCTCAGGTTCCCAAGCTCACAGCATCGCAAGTGACTGCGGAGTATGACTGGCATGCTAGGCAGCTTCGTCTAGTAGATGCTGCAATACAGCAGGCTAACTGGACGTGTGAGATTGAAGTCGATCAGACGGTAATGAGCGACTACAAGGCGTAATGAACAAGGTTGGTGAGTTAGTGCAGGGAGGGAAAAGCGTTGGGGAAAAGCATGCTCGTGTGCTTAATCACGTAGGTCTTGCGCGAGTCCGTAGCAGTTCGTCATTAGAAAATGGCAAAAGCAAAAGTAGCTCAGCTGGTAGAGCACTAGATGCCTAATCTGGAAGCATTGGTTCGAGTCCAATCATTTGCACCATACTGTGGATATGGGAAATCGAGGGAAGTCCGATTACCTGAACTGTGAACAACTAACGCCTTAATGACCGATTATGCTAACAAGAGAACTTAGTTTAGACATAGTCCGACTAACCAAGCCCCAGGTTTCCTACTCTGCCTTAACTCACCAACCAACACCTATTGGAGAAATATGAACAAAGCAAAAGAAAAGGCTAGAGAGTTTAGCCAAAAGCTAGCGTTCTCGTCGCACGCAGAAATGCTGCTGGCAGAGGATGCGTTTATCGCTGGATTTAAAGCAGGCGCTACGACAGGTAGCGATTATGCAGAGTTCGCTGGTGCTCGAGCGTGTCTGCTAGGTATTAGCGAACATATCAAAAATAGAATTGCTGATTTTGAGCATGAGCTTGAAAGAATGCAAAAGGAGCAGAATGAGTAAGGTAGTTGATTTAACAAGCAAGAAGCTCGAGCAGAAAGCTTATGAGCATGTCAGCACTGGACAAAGCTACGCAGTTTACACGCCTCCTAAAAACATGTGGGAGTGCTCGCTATCAGGCTCGTGGAGCTTTCGTGTGCAAAGCACGTCGGCTCCGTGTTGGTTTCACCGAGTTATGCAGCGACTCTGTTTAGGCATTCTTTGGAGAAAGGTAAAATGAGCAAAACACCAGAAGAGATGGCGGAGGAGTATGTGTGGAAGCATTATGGATATAGCGCTATCAATCACCAGCTAGACTTCCTCGCTGGCTACAAGGCTGGCTGCGAAAACACGCAAACGCAACTTGCTGTTGGCGAGAAAACTATCAGAGAGTTGTTAGGTAAACCACAGTGGATCAGCGTTAAGGATAGGCTGCCGGAACATTTTGAAGATGTACTTACATTTGAAGATGGCGAATGTTACAGAGTCAATTCAATTTCAGAACTGACAAAGTATTGGTGGGATTCAGACGAAGGATTTGAGCGTAATCCATCCTATTGGATGCCGCTACCAGCGCCGCCGAAGGAGGAAGAGTGAAAGATTTTACCATCGCAATTTTAATTCTTGCTATTCTGTTTATAGGTTTTAGCTTTACGCATTATAGCAAAGCGATAGAAGAGTGCGCTGGCAAAGGCGGTGTTTATGTACGAACTGTGCATGGTCATCAATGTATGAAGGGAGAAATAATAGAAAATGAGTAAGTGGATTAAAATAAGCGATAAGTTGCCGGATAGTCAGGATGGAATAACGCAAGTATGGCTAAGAAAAAGTTCTTGGATAGAAGAAGGTCATATTTGTCCGTTTGTACTCGGCTATCATGCCATGATGTATACAATCGATAAAAACGATAAGGATGGAATAGAAGGCATTTGTGACATACATAAGCCAGATGGTGTTTGGGAAATTTCCGATTTTACTCACTGGATGCCTTTTCCAAAAATGCCAGAGGAAAAATGACAGAAGAACAAAAAGTATGGAACGAGTGGCTTGCAACTAGACCGCCTGAGATTCAGGCAGTGGCAAAAACTTATCCTCCAGGCATATATCGCTTGAAAAACAACGAAGTGCCTTTGGACTATTTGCTTGTAGGTTATACAGAGGCAGAGATTCCAGAGTTGCCACCTACAGTAATACTTGAAACTGAAGGACTAAACGGAATGTTTCCACGCACCGTGTATGGTGTGTCTTTGGATGAGCTTATTCCAGTAAAGGTATTTAACCAGGAGAATCAATGACAGTTTTCTGCTGGACTGAAGCAAAGCAATACGTTGATAAATTGCCAGAATCTCCAGAGCCATTTGATTGGAAAGAGTACGTTGAAGATGCCTTCATCGCAGGCTACGAAGCGGCTATGAAAGCAGGTATGCAAGAAATAACAGAACGACTTGAAAGGCTATGCTATGCACAATCTTTAATAACAGAGGATGAATGAGCAACGTAATTTTATCCTTGTTCTTCTTTATGTTTTTAATCACTCTAATGGAGGATGCGTCTTGTGATTAAAGGAGAGATATGCCGCTTACAAAGAAGGGATTAAAGATACGAGAGTCGATGGAAAAGCACTACGGTAGCCGAGAGAAGGCCGAAGAAGTTCTCTACGCATCAATCAACAAAGGCAAAATTACAGGCGCAGAGAAGAAAAAGAAAAAGAAGTAGCTTATGAGCGAAGCAGGAAAGGTTTTACCGAATGTAACTACAGCTGACGGCACGATGCCTGACGCCCATAAAGTACGGTTTTAAACACCTGCCTAGCTCACCTCATTAGGAGACTATGGTAAACTCGAGAGCGAAGGGCGCGGCAGGTGAAAGAGAGCTTGCTAATAAACTAAAAGAATATGGCTTCTCTGCCAGGCGAACGCAGCAGTTCTGTGGCAAGGCTGGAGACTCCGACGTAACCTGCACCGAATTGACAGATTGGCACATCGAATGTAAACGAGTGCAAAACCTTAATGTGGATAGAGCAATAGACCAAGCCACGGCAGACTGCCACGATAAGACTCCAGTAGTAATTCACAGAAAGAACAACAGGCCTTGGCTGGTCACACTCTACTTAGAAGATTGGCTAAAGCTGGTAAAGTAATGATCGCAGAGGTTGCTTCAGAATCGCGGTTTAACGTGCCGCCGGAACACGTTCTGTGGCTCGCGGTAATCGAGAAAGCGATTATCGATTATTGCTGGCCTACTAAGGATGTAAACATCGACCACCGGCGAAGCTTGCACTGGTTCTTCTTTAGTGAAAAGCCAGAGCCAAATAACCTGCTGTACATCTGCGAGCTTCTGTTCGCTGACCAGGCGATGGCCAGTCAAATACTAAAGCGGATAGAAAAGCTTAAAGCATCAAACATTACAGAAGCGGAGTTTGTCAGGGCTCGTTCGTTTAAGAGCCACTACTAGCGCTTCTTCTTCTCAAGGACCGACCAAACCTGAGAAGCTCCGTACAGCACTGCACCAGCTACCACAGGCTCTGCAGCACGCACCAAGCCGTCCGCGGCCTCTTCAGTAACGCCGATAGTAAGCAAGCTACCAGCGGCTAGAGTGAGCAAGTGTCTGACAATGGATAAAAATATCGGCATAATGTTTCCCTTGTAGCGTTAAACGTAGCAGCCCTGTACTTACAGTTACGGCTCCTGGGATCTACAAACTCGCCTCGAATACAGTTCATCCAAGGCTCCCAGTAATAGGTTAAGTCACAATGACGGTATTGCTCAACATACGATTTTACATCGACTGTAGAGCCGTCTACGCCGTCTAAATCCACTATACACGGCTTAGACAGCTTAGGACTTGGTCCGTGTTTTTCGCAGGTATATCCGGCAAGGCAGCGGCGTCGGTACGGATTGTCCACGATATTACAGCTAGGCACAGCAACAGATACAAGATTGGTAAGTATTCTTCTAGCTGGTTCATACAAGTCACACTCCAAACATGGCGACACGTAGCAAGTAAGCTCCTTACCTTCTATGCGCTGCCTAAACGTTTCTAGTATCCTGGTAAACCTACGTCGTAACCTGCTTCTTGGCTGGAGCGCTGCCCTGCTAGCCGACGCTGCTGTATAGCCCCATAAGGCCTCATAACGGCCACAGCGCTTGTTTCTCATGCATGGGCTTTGTATCAGGTGGGCTCTAATTATCTTTGGCCTAGCGTCGTTTAAGAGGCCGTCAACGCACTTGCATTCCCTGCCAAAGGTATTTTCTAACCAGCCTAGCTCCACCTGTGCCAATCCCTGATACAAGTCATTGACACGGTTACAGGGAAAATCTTTGTGGCAAATACCTAGCAAGCTAGGCGCTGCATAGGCGTTTGTAATGCTAAACAGCACTACTAGTAGCCACCTCATTTTGATAGCGCTCTATCTAGCTTGCTTTCTATACGATCAAGCCGGATCTTGATGTTGCTCAACTCGCTCTGTAGGACCTGCACTTCCACTGTCGTGCGGTACCGATTGTCCTGTAACTCCTGCAAGCTGTTTTTTACGCTCCTGTAGTCTAATCCAATAATCGATACGAGAACGCCAATAGCCATCTTGATAGCTATGTCTATCCAATAGCGTAATTCTGTAATATCGCTGGTCATCAGTGGACACGGCCTCCTCCGTAAGCATCAATAATTACTAACTCTGCCTCGGGAGTACCTGCCATCAAGTCCATAAAGCGATTAAACGCCGACTTGCTAGCTAAGATAGCCGACTCTTCCCCAATTCTACCAAACTGCATACCAAGCAAGATACAACCATGCGTATCCTTATGCGTGTTACCTGCGTGAAACAAAATATGGTCACGTTCAGGTACATCCATTACCTGCCAGGTACGGCCAAACTTAGGACTTACTCTTGGCCTAACCTTGTATCTGCCTACTGGTATGCAGCTAATTTGTCGCTCATTAGCTCGCCAAGCATCCTCTAGAGTAACAAACTCAGGGCTATCATTGACGCATAGCACGCCACATGTAGCCCCGTTGTACTCAGATACTCTGACAAGCCTTAGTCTCATAATCCAGCAGTGACGGCCTCTAGGTTTTCAACTTTAGCTT